ACAGCGGTTTGTGCTATGTCAACTAGCTTACGCTCTACTTGTTGTTCAGCTAAAGCCTTAAGACCATCTATCTTCCTCTGTAGGGAAGGCATGACCTTTAACTCAGTTCTCATTACTCTCTCACATCACACAAGAAACAAATCTTGACCCCATTAGAAAATATAGTAACAACAGAAATAACATTAACTGTGTCACCGTTACCAATAATCTGATCTTCGTCATCGGGTTCTACTGCCAATCCTAAAGCTGGGACTACGCATTTACGGGTTCCTCTGCGGATCTCATCTACATTAGCTATGATACCTTGATCGTAGTTGTAGAAGTAACCCTCAAAGCTGTAGTCGGTTGTAGCTGAACCTGTCACTGACCCAGTAGTAGGATCGTAGGTTCCTGCTGTAGTCTTCTTGCGTAGAGTAAGCGGCTCACCAAACTCCTCTACCATCTTGAGTAGGTTATAACCTCTTGAGAATGCCATTACCTACCCCTTAACTATAATCGTAGTCATCACCACTGTAACTTGGTGGGTTCTTGAATCTATCCCTACGGAAGGATGGTGGAACACGATCTGTATCTTGTCTTACATTATCGACAATGGTTATACTAATACCGCCAGCGACTACACCTATACTAGCTCCAGCCTTCTTACCGTTAAGCTCAAGGTCTAAAGCTAGTTGAGTGTACTGATTAGCTAGGTCACTATAGTTAGCACTCAGAGCGCCTGAGAGGTTCTGTGTGACCCTACGAGAGTATTGTGCAGCTATTGTTCTAGCAGTCCAAGCACCAGCTTGATAGATATTGTCACTGGTCTGAGATAGAGCAAAAGTAATTTCTTCATTCTGAACTTGTTGGTCGGTGGTGTCAGTGTCTCCTACAAGGAGCCGTACAGAGTTCAAACGCCCAGAGGCTGTACCTGTACCTAAATCAGTTGCATCATACGACCAAGCCATTCTTAAGTCTCCATGTGACCATAATTTCTACGCCAGCTACGGATAAGCCCACGCTGTTTATCAACTATCTTAGACTTCTTACACTTCTTCTTTTGGAACTCAGCGTCAGATTTAGTCTTAGAGTTTACTTTATCGTTGATACTATCGACAAGGCCGTGTAGTCCAGCTACATCTAATTCTTCTAACCCATCACCAACTTTACGTTCTATTTCAAATTCTGAGTTGTGATAGATAAAGCCTTCTCTGTATAAGATTAGTGTCTTCTCTTCAGTTACACCAATCTCCTTCCATTTAAACTCATCACCCTTCTTTAGCTGTCTGCCCCAAGATTGAAACGGGCGCTTAACAAAGACTGGACGGTCTAGTTGAAATGGCATCTTTTCTTGTCGGATCATTGTACTACCTTTCGTCGGGAAGGATGGCAGGGGCCATTACTACAGCCCCCACCAAGGTAAATTAAGCTACAGCGTTGATGAACAAGTAACCCAAGTCAGCGCCTACGACTTTCATATCGTAAGACATTTTAACTTGGATCATTTCAGCAATCTGCTGACGCTTCAGAGCATCGTCTGAGAATGACTCAACTGTGATACCCAAGTTGTTTACACCTTCAAGGTTGTTCCATGCGAAGGTCAAACCTGCTGCTGGTGACATAAGACCAGCATTTGATGGGGTGTAGCACAACAGAGCATTCTTACCACCGATAAACGCATTGCTTTCTGCAACACCTTCAACAGATGAGTTCTTGACAGCTTCCATGACGTAGAAGTTCTCTACCTCAAAGATCTCAGCCAGTTTAGCATCAGTTACCAAAGCTGTGTTGGTTACAGTTGCGCCACCGTTCAAGCGAGCAAGAATATCTGGGTGGTTGATCAGTTTATCACGTACTTCTTTACCAACAACCATTGTGTTTGGCTTGAAGCCGCCTGAACCCAACTGTACAGTGCGACGAGCAAGAGTAACAGCATCAATAGGATCTGAGTTAGTATAGTCTGACCACTGATCGTTACCTGACAATGTGTTGTCAGTTCCCCACTGTCCAGCTACAAAGAAGTTGCTTGCGAACTGCTCTTCACGATGGATCATAAGACGCATCGCCAAAGTTTCAGCACCAGCGGAACGGATGTCCAATGCAGCATCTTCGTTAGCCAAAGTTTGTTCATCGAAGTCCATACCAAGACCATATACGTCAGCAAAGTAGCTGCTGGTCGATAAAGTCATACCGATACGGTTTACTTCTGTACGTGGAGCTAGTTTAGCTACATCACCAGTACGGTTCATGTTCGCACGGTCGTAGATGTAGTATTTGTCAGATTGTTTTGAAACACCGACAGTTGGGAAAACCTTATCAGCGATAAAGTTCTCTTGTGATTGTGCATAAGCCAGCGTGAGGTTAGTCAGCGGCTGATCTACATGCACTGCGGATGGAGTCAGCAAGGGCATTATTTATTCCTTTCTATGCTGGATTATGATTGGTCAGAGGTGTTGCCACCTTGGATCAATTCAATAGCCATGATTTGACCATCTACTGCTGCTTCAAGGGCGTAACCCATAGTAACAGCGGTAGCTGAAGATGAAGCTGTAAGTGTAACTGCTTCGCCAGCAGTGTTGGTTACAACCTCTGCACCAGCGGCGATAGTTCCACCAGCTTCAACCATAACTTTACCTGAGATTGCTACAGTAGCAGCTTCACCAGAAGCTGGGGCATTCAACAACACACCAATACAGTTTTCTGCATCTGCATCTGCTAAATCTACAGTACCATCATTTTCTAAGGTAACAAAGTGAAATTGTGCTGCGGCGAGACTCTCACCAGCAACAAAAGACCGTGTATCACGGGACTGCATTACAGCCATATTTATTCTCCTTTATAGGATTTGTTGATAAGAGCTTTACCTTCATCGGTCTTAGCAACTGCGGCATAAGCTACAGCATATTGGCTCTTCTTGATTTTGTTTTCGTCCATATAAGACTTAACGAGGGCATCCAGCTTGTCCTGTGCTGTAGCGAAGTTGCCATCAGCATCAGACTTACCAAATTCTTCCATAGACTCTCCGAATACTGCATCAGCACCCTTCAGAGCTTCCATAACTGCTTCATCTGTATCGAACTTAGCAATAAGTGTTTTAGCTACGTCGATATTGAAGTTAGGTAGAGCTTCTTCTGCACGTTTAGTCAGTTCAGCATCTGCCTTAGCAACTTCAGCTTCTTCCAGAGCCTTAAGGATAGGCGCAGGGATGTCAGCTTTGTTGATTTGCTCACCATCATACTCTACATACTCAGGCTCGACTTTCTTCTCAATTACGTCAGCTTTAATAACATAACCATTTTCGATGAGAGACTTGCGAAGACGCTCGTTTTCTTCCTTAAGAGCAACTTCAGAAGCCTTAAGTGTTTCGATTTCAAGCTCTTCAGCAGTTGCATCATCAGCTTTCTTCATGTCCATGTTGTACATCTTCATGGCTTCTTCTTCAGACATACCTTTATCCATGTATGGCTTCAGTTTGGCCTTCAGATCATCAGACATTTTTTCTGTTACTTCATGTTCCATAGGTTCTCCATTGGAATTATCACGCTTGTACAAGGAGACCATTGCCTGTGCATTTGCTGGACGATCCACCAAAGACAACTCTTCCAGTTCAAGCTGTTTTAAAAGGTTAGGCACTATAGTCCTCCTTGATTGCACGACCCCCAATAGAGAAGGCCGCAAGTTCACCAGACTTAACCTTCGCCCAGACATTATCGTCATAGACTTTGAAAGCTACAATCCAGCCTTCACGGTCACTCTGGATGCCAAGGGATTCACCTATCTCTTTGGTTATAGGCATTGAGTGGATAACCGCCCCAATCTGATCCCCCATGTGCATCTGCTTACCGACACGAATATGCTCCATAAAGCCGTTGACAGCCTTAACGAGTGTGTCAGGTTCGATTATGTCACCTTGACGGTCAACCACTGGCTCACCCTTCTCAGTAACAACTGAGGCCCATCCGTAGACTAGACGTTGTTCTTCGTCAGCCTTTAGGATTTGCCCTTCAATACTCTTTGTTAATTCGGACACTGATGTTCCACCTTCCCACATACGACAAGACCAGTAACCTGCT